ACGACATGCCATCACCGCCTCGTTAAGAGGTCCGTGACGATTTGTTAGTAGTCCTACTAGCTGAAGGGAAACTCTATCGGAAGCCTCACTCAAATCGAGCGTGGCAAGAGATTTATCAGCAGAACCGAGACATGCCATGTCACGGTTAACTGATTGGTCTCCAAAACCGATAAAATGCTTGAAAATGTTATCATTCTCAAGTGTTTCAATCATCATTTCCATGAGGCCCTGCTGCACATATTGCATGTGCGTGGGCTCCATGGCAATGATCCTTGGAGTTTTCTGCGTTTTAGGAACGGAAATAACCCTCACGGGTGGTTCCGCTCCAGGGTCTAACCAAGCAGGCCCATCGTCATCTTCAATGGCATTGAAGTAATGACGATCAGACGAGTAGAGGAATTCCCTCGCGGGAAAGAGCCCCTCAAGTCTGTCGGTCCAAACCTTTCTAATATATTTCTCGTTACCGAGAGATCTATCAGCGGTTGAACCAGGTCCATGTTTTGGGACAACTTTTCCATCTGAGATAACAATATCCCAGGAGCGAAAAACGTCCCGAAACAGAATATCCCCTATCCGTCGGTACCGCTCAGCGAGCGATCCGGAAGGGTCAAGGGGATTATCCTGCAAGGTTAATTCACACTGAACATAGTTGGAGAATGCCTTCTTGTCTCGCTCAGGTGAGCAAGGAAGATTCAGCTTGGAAAACAGGTAGCAAACCTGTCTCACAGACTGGATAGCATCCACCGATGGTGTACAGTGTAAAAACCCAGTTGAAGGGTCAAATACCTGACTAGTGAAACCCTGCAAAAACGCAGGGAGACGCAGCCTCTTCTTAAAAGAAATGAAGAGACTAGAGTCAACCCGACCAAGCTCAAGACTTCTCTCGAAGTCCTTTGCGAATGTCGGAAGGGTTATTGTCAAAAATGACAAGCCCTCGGTATCAACCCGCCTCGTGATTGTATTAAAATCACGAGTAGTGCTAGCGTGGCATAAGGCACCCACGTCAGTGAGTACCCGCTGCAACAATTGTATGTCATGGCTTTTCACCTTCTGCTCCTAGAGCTAAAAGGATCCATGCCATGGCGCAACCGATCACCAGCTAGGAAGGGGGCCAAAGGCCCCCTCCCTAAAGGAGAAGAGATTAAATCTCTCCTCCCAAAAGCTGAGTGACCCTGGCTCCGGAAGAAGCAGTCAAGTACGCTGTCAAAGCGTCCACGATCTGCTTCTTCTCGGGGATGGTGTAGCCATCAACAGGCGTATCTACGACGAGCGTGACGCTCAACGAGTACGGACTGTTGGTGGCAGGCATAAGGGGGTCTGGAGCAACCTTACGGTGCTCCACACGGAAGGCCTGACGCACACGACGAACATTAGAGTTCGACGTGATTTGAAGCGTCAGATTTCCGTCATCCTTTCGGAAGACTCCCTTAGTCTCACCGCTGGAAACACGCGGAAGCGTGTTTGCAACGGCGTTCACCGTTAGGGTCTGTGGATCGGCAAAAGCCATGGAATGTACTCCTGTTGCTACCTAGCCGCCGGATGGCGGTCAGGGGTATTACTGATTTTCACTTTCATCAATACGGTTCACTTGCGACCTCGAGTAATTCCGAGAGCCGCAAGTATCGACAACTGTTTCGGGGTAAACCCGTCCCAGGTGACGTCAAAACCGTATGGAGATGCAGGGACACGACGCTTCCTTTCTGAGCGAAGCGTCATAATGTGTTCCCTGTTGTAGTTCGCGTACTTGACCTTTCTGGTCCAGGTGCGATCCACAACCGAGTGCTCCATAATGAAGCCCTCTG